GTGGGCGATTATAGTAAGTTTGGACCAAGACTTCTTTCTGCGTTTGTGACGGCATCATACGACATAATGACTGATTGGTATTCCCAGTTCGGCCCACCTGAAAAAGATCAAGTAACACGTCGAGTGCTTGGTAAAAGAGCAACCAACTCGTACAACATTTGTTATGATCAGGTGATCCGTTTAAAGTCAGGCAGTCCATCGGGGGCTATAAATACTGTGGTTGTCAATTCAATCTGCAACCTAATGTATATCCGATGCGCTTGGCTGGGAATAATGAAAATCAAATCCCCAGCGACAAGTTCGCTCCAACATTTTAGGGAAAATGTGCGCTTCTATTGTTATGGCGATGATGTCATCTTCAGCGTTAAACCTGAGGTGATTGAGCTATTCAATAACCAAACCATTTCTGATTATTTTGCGCTTTACGATGTCAAATACACCGACGTCACTAAAGGATCGGAAATGAGAAAGTGGTGCTCCATCGAAGAAGCATCTTTCCTAAAATGTGGTTTCAAGAGATTTCTTGAAACATCTGTGCCTGGTGGGGCATGGGTGTGTCTCCCTAACATCGGAGACATCAAAGACACAACAAACTGGGTTCGCAAACCCAAAGGCACTAAATCAGGCTCTAATATCAAGGAAATTTTACTTGACGGAGCGGCATCCAATTGCGGTGATGCCCTTCGAAAAATCTGGTTCCACGGACGTAAGCCGTTTGAAGAGCTCCAGAACAAAATTAGACAATGGTGGAAGTGCAACTATCCGGAGGTCGAAATTCCAATTCTTGACTATGAAGGACTAATGCGTGAATATGGCTACCCACCAGGGCGCCGTAGTTTCGCACACAGTCTTGCATTTTCTTGTTATTCGGAAGAGTATGTCCAGGATGAAGGTCATGGGGGGGAATTAAACCAACCTCCCCGAAATGAACTAATGCATATGAGTAAACGTCGTTTGGGTTCGAGCCCCATAAATACGTCATAGTGACTCCTCTAGCATGTGATAATCCTGTTCGCCTACTTTGGGCGGACTTGTAAAATT